CAAACTGTGCTTCTCTTGTGTAGATGTCTTCGCTTCCTTCGCCAAAGAGTTTAGTGTATGTTGCGCTAATACGTTCCCTAAACGATAAAAAAAAACCATCGCACCCAAGGCAACCGATACGGGCATTTGCTTAAACAGCTCCTCCCTGCCTTCGTCTGGGGTGTAGTCCTCGATGTCGTAGCGTTCGCCTTTCTCCTTGGTGACGGGTCGGTACAATACCGCCATAGCTCGGTGCATCGTAGCCCAGTCCTTCATATAGTTGTCAAGGTCAACAAACTCACCAAGCGAAATATCGTTAAGGGCAGGAATGAATCCGTACTTCGTTCCTTTCAACTCGAAGAACTTGGTAAGGTCTGGCTTTTGGTTTAGGGTCTTGCTCAATACGGTTAGGACGTTGTTAGCGTCCACAAGGCGAACCTTTGGCAAGTCGGAAAAAGGAACTTGGCAAAAGATTTCAAGCATCTTCTTTTGGCGGAACTCTTCGTCCCCTTCAATACGGGCAAAGCGTTGGTATTGCTCCAACGTAATTTCGTCAAGTGACGTAGGTACTACTAATTTCAGTTCCATAGGTAAATAACTCAACGGACGTTATAGCGACCGTAGTTTGGTTTAGAGAGCTTATTTGCTACCGCATAACGTGCAGCGTCGATTCCGTGGTTGAATGCGTCTATCGGCTTATTAAGCAGGTTTCCGTTCTTGTCTTCAACCCACTTGTAATTCTGGAGTTCTTTGATTAGGTTGCTGCTCCGTGGCGTTACGAATAGCTTATGCCGTTTTAGAATATCAATTCCTGCGTTTACCGAGTCGGCTCCCTTTACAGTTGGTTTTACGTTCCACCCGAAGCGGTGCAGCTCGTCAATAGACTTTGGCTCTGCGCTATCGGCAAAGACCTCGTCCCTTCGGTCTAAACTGAATGACTGAAAATGGGCGTGAATGTCTCGGTTTGTGAGTCCAGTTCGGTAAATGAGTTCGTCAAGGTATAAGTTGTTTTCCAACTGGTAAACGGCCACGAGTGCGGTTGGGTCGTTGGTGTAACCGAAGTCAAGTCCATACGATATAAGTTTTGCATCTGTTGGTATTTCGGCTTGCCCAAATTGAAAGATGGTCGCACGGCTCATTCCCCGTTCACCCAAGCCGTAGATGCGCCAGTAGTCCTCGTCTGTGTCTCGTAGGCGTTCTATTTCGTTTACAATCGACTTGTCGAGAAACGGGTTGTCTCTGTATGTTGTTTGGTAAAAGTCGCAGTCCTCACGGGGTATAACTCGGTCGTAAATCCAGTGAAACGAATCGGAGGGGTTGTAGTCAATAATGATACGCCCATCGGTACGAAATACCAACTGCTGCCAGTCCTCGTAAAACAACTCGTTACCCTCGTTTATGTAAAGCAAGTTCCGTTTACGGCCACGTATCTTCTGGGGCTGGTCAAGTGAAATAAACTCAACAAGGTTTCCGTTTAGGTGGTATTCGTTGCTGGACTTGTTATGGTATTCCTCGTTGTACAATTCGTAGGCACGTAGGATGTCGAGAAAGTCACGCATAACCGAAGCCCGAAGCGAAGGAAACGACTTACGGCAAATGGTGATGGTCTTGCCTGTATTTCGGTAGGTATATTCAAAGATAATCCATAGCAGGATATTGTAAGTTTTCCCACTCCGTGTACCGCCTTGCTCAACAACAATCTTCTTGTTGCTACGTTGCAGGTGGTTAAATACCTTATTCGTTCGTATCTTCTCCAAGTACCTCTATTTGGAACAACTTTCCGCCCACGGCATCAATCTCTTGACGCTCAACGTAGCCACGCTTCTTCCCCTTGGTTTTAAGAAAGAAAATGGTTGCGGTGGAGTTACCCTCTTTGATTTGTTTATGTAACTGGCTTTCTGCAAAGTCAATAGCCACGTCTGCGATTGAATCGACTGCTGCTTTATATTCTGGGTCGCTATCCATCCAAAGGTAGTGCGTAGTTCTTCCAATGCCTACCGTCTTGCAAGCCGAGGTAACTACCCCTAACGATTTTTCCAACGCATCGAGCATTGCCTTTTTATGCTGTACAGTTTTGTCCATCTAAATCTTTGTTTTATATTTGTTTCACCTGCGAGGGAAGTGTAATGGTTGCACGCTTGGTATTCCAATCAAGAAGTGGCGTTCAAATCGACCCTCTCGCTCAAAGTAGCCCTCCTTTCTTGGGGGGTTATTTTTTGCCCCTTATACATACCTGCGCCCATTTCATCTATTTTGCTAAATGGTATAATAGGAACAGTTATTTTACAGGTCTTGTCTATTAGGTAAATGTAACGTAGTTGGAAGCCTGGCAAAGGTTTTGCTCCTAATTTCTTCCAATCGTTCCTCGTTCTATATTTATGCTCCAACCCCAAATCCCTGCATATTTTTTTTATTTGCGGCAAATCCCAATTAGCTTCTATTGTCATTCCTGCAATACGCTCTCCATTTGGAAAAACAAACAATGTATTATTTTCTCTAATGTTTGTTAGAATAAAACCGCTTGCTCTATAAATTGTACCATCGCCACACTGTGTGCCATCGCTAAAACTTAAAATCCATTTTATTTGTGGAGCATTCTTTTTAATTAGTTTAATACTAATTGCAATACACCTGCTTTCTGAATACCTTGGAAGGTAGTCGTCAAAGGCCATACGGTTTAATTCTAACATTTCGTTCCAGCCCGTATCTGCCACAATTCCCAGTATTTTACTTTTATCCAATGGGCTCCCGTAGCTCATAACCCCGTGTAGTTTTCCGTCTAAAAAACAACCAAAGTGCAAATTACTATTTGCAACAACCTTTCCAGAGTAGTGATGCTTCTTTACGAACTCGTTGGCAATCTTTGCTGGGATTACCTTAACGATTATTTCCTTTGCTCTGCCCATTGCATAATAATTAAATAGAGTGCATTTCCATTTGAGTTCTCGTTACCAAAGGTTTCGCAGTATTTGTAGTCGTCTGTTGCTTTTATATCCGCAATAGCGTTCTTTATCTGCTCTGCCTGCTCATCCGCAAGCGTAAAGGTCATTTGCTGGAAGGGTGACTTATCCCCATCGGGCAAGGAGAACTCCTCATTAAAATCCTCTGCCTTTAAGTCGAAGCCGCCAATATCCAAGCCCCAGTCAGTCATTAAAGCAGCATCCCATTCATTAGCCAGAATGTCCCAGTCCCATTCACCGAAGCCAACGTTGTCTTTGATTATGAACTCCGCCTGTTGCTCTGGGGTTAACTGGTCTGCAATTAAAATAGGAACCTCGGTAAGCCCTGCGGCTTGGCACGCCTTTAATCGCATATTGCCTCCGAGTACAACCATATCCTTGTCCACAACAATAGGACGCAGGTTTAGCATCTCGGGAAACTCCTTGATTGACTTTACGAGCTTTTTGAATTTATCGTCTTTGATAATTCGTGGGTTGCTCGTATTGGGAACCACTTGGGTAATTGGTACTATTTGCATTCCTTTTAATTTTATTTACAATACAACCAGCAGTCAGCAATCAAGATACGATTCGGTAGTAACTCGTCTACCGCTTGAATTACTCCCTGCCAATTCTCGTGGTAGTCGTCTCCTGCTAAATATCCGCCTTTCTTTACTTTTGGTAGCCATAGAGCAATATCCTCCTTTACAGCTTCGTAGGTATGCGTTAGGTCGATAAACACAACGTCCAAAGATTCGTCTGCAAACTTCTTGGAAGCAGTTTTAGAAGTGGCCTTAATGGATTTGTATTTGCGTTCTCCCATATTGGATTTGAACATTTTGTAGATGTCTACCTCTGTTGCCAGCTTATGCGTAGTGGTGAGTTCGTTTGGTGAACCCTTCCAAGTATCAATGATTATTATTTGCTTGTCTGTTGCTTTGTCGCATAGGTAGGCCGAGGACTTACCAAGCCAAGCACCAAGTTCCACGAATGTACCTCCTTCTGGCATTTGGGATATTAAGTAGTCGTATGCTGCTTCGTGGTTAAACCAGCCGTCTATATCTTGGTAGTGTTTCATTTCAGCAGGCGTTCTAAACGAATATCGTTAAAGTCGTGTATATTGAAGTTGGTTGTCATATCCTCGTGCAGTTGCATCGCAATATCAAACGCTTTGTCTATTGTTAATTCTTTAATCGCTTTGTTCCAGTCGCCTTTATGGGCAACCTTAATACAATTCTTGTCGGTTAGGTGTTGGGCATAGGGTGCTACGTCACTAATAATTAACGCACAACCAGCAAATCCAGCCTCAACCATTTTTAGATTCGATTTGCAGCGATTAAACTCACTTGGGATAAGTGGAGCCAGCGCAACGTCAAACGCTTGGTACATTGCTCCGTATTCATTCGGGGGCATTGTTTGGAGCTTGTATCTTGCTCGGCTTGCTTCAACGTAGCCACCAATATCCGCAACGTAGGATTCAACCGTTGAAAGGTCTATATTGTTTTGCGTAAGGTCTGGTAGGTGACTTATGCCTGCAACGTAACCAAAGCGCATTTCGTCGGACGGCTCACGTGTTATTTGCCATTGCGGGTCTGCGGGGTCTAGGCCGTTGGGAATGATAACTACGTTTTTATTTAGCTTCTTGATTTTATCGGCTAAATACTTCTGCGTTGTCCATACCTCGTCCGCAAAGTACATAGAGTTGCGTATTCGGTGTTCAAGTCCTGCTTTGTCGTAGGTGACTTTGGAGGGGTGGTCTAACGCCAAGTGCCACCAGTCGTCGTTATCAATGATAACCTTCTTTCCCGACTGCTTACAAATGGCGAAGAAGTTGGCGAACGATTCTCCAGAGAAAGGCACAGCACGGGAAAATATAACGTGGGTAATTGATTCCCAGTTGTCGGGCTGTACCTCTTGCTTGTAATTGATTATTTGAAAATCAATAAGCCCCTTCTCTTTGAGTAGAGTTAGGGGCTTGTATATGCGGTGGTAAACCACTCCAGAATTTTCGTCACCGATACAAAGAATGTTTGGCCTCATCTTAAATAGTTGTAGTAACAAAGATAGTCTTGGTACGTCTTAATCTTTGGGTTTCGTGTCATAAGCTCCTGTGCAAACAGTCCATCTGCTTCGTATCTGTACTCGAATCTTGCTTTTCCGATAAACCCAAGCCGAGCCATATAGGAGGCCGTGTCGATTGTTCCCACCCGTGGAGATTCGGTAGCGTGAAGGCGTGGGTCTCCATTGCGGAAGCATTGCGCCCAGTTTACAAAGTCTTCGGTGCTATCCTTGACGGCTTCAAACCAGTTCGGGTGAATTATGTTATCGTCGTCCAATATGTAAATGTAGTCGTTGTCGCTTGCGGACGCTTGCAAGTAGTCAAGTGCCATATTGCGTAGCGGATTGCCGAAGGCCCCGCCAAGGTTAGACCGTACTACCTTAACCCCTTTCGGTACTTCTTTCTTTTTAGTAGAGTAGTCCATAAAGACCGTCCAAGTGCAACCAGCAGGAATCGACTCCCGCAAGTGTTCGAGGTTCTCTGGTCGTGAGCAAGGGGTAACGATATGAATCATTGAGGTATTTTTTTCAAATGTACGGCTTTCAAGAAGTCCTTGGGTAACTCAACACCAAAGTCGGCTTCGTGGTGGCACTCACGGCATAAAGCCATTAGGTTTTCGATTACGTCTCGTTTCTTGCTTCCACCCATTCCCCTTGGTTCGATATGGTGAATGTCCACGGCCCTTCGGCCGCAAACTTCGCAGCCCAAAAATTCAACTGGGCTTATGCCCATCGCTTGGAAGTAAATCTTCGTGTGCTTCTTCATAATGTTCTCCAGAATTTCCGTTACGAATAATAATACGTAGGCGTTTCTCTTCCTCGTCTTCTACATAAGTGTAATTAGCGCAGCTCATAAATTTATATTGTTGTCGTTTATTAATTCCCGCAGTTGGTCACGGCAGGCATAGTACGCTTTCAATTCACCCTCCGAGGTTCCATCTGGTGCATACTTGGTTCTGCCACGTAGCCATTGGTCTAAATCCCAAAGTACCGAGTGCATTTTAGAAGCGGATGTTGCCAAGTCGAACTCTATCTGGTCGTCTGGCAAGTCGTATTCGATGGTAGCTTTCATTTCTCGTTGGTGTTATTTGATTATCCAACAATAATTGGTCAACCACAACAACTGAAACTTCCACACGTTTCCATTCTTTTCAATGTACAGTAAACTTCTGTCTTGGCCACCATATTCAACATTTACTACGCTCAGCCAAAACCAAGCTTGTGGCTCGTATTCAATACTTAATAAGTCTATTATCATTTTTCGTTGGTGTTCCAATACATTTCGCATTCACCGTTTTTAACTGGCGAGGTCATAAAGTAGGATTGAAGCATACCAGCAGGGGCCGTGAATCGGTAGCAAGTTTCCCGAAGGTCGCAGCCCCTGCCTGTGCATTTGGTTATATCGGTCATAACTGCCCAACAATAGTGTAGTTATCCAGCTCTGGCTCGTCCACTCCCATAAAGAACTCCTTGTATATGGAAATCGCCTCTTGCAACTTCTTCTCGCCTTCTTCAACAAAAGCAGGGCTAATGGTGTAAATGCCAACGTCCAAACTTGCCTTGTCGATTGCAATAAATATAAACTTGTCAATCGGCACCCCAAAGAGACGGGTATAGATATACGCTTGCAGGTCGTAACCGTACTTCTTTGCTGAATAGGGAAACGCACGCAGGTCGGTAGTGGTTTTTAGGTCTGCAATGAACCCAGGTGCGTAGATGTCGGCTTTTGCTCGGAAAGGTATGCCCTCTATCGTTCCAATAGCAGGAACCTCGAATTGGCAACCTTGAATATAACCGAGGAAGGGCTCGTTGCGCAGCAGGGCATCTGCGATGCGTCTGGCTTCGTTGTATTCCTTCTTTGTAATTATTTGGCCGCCTCTTGCTTTGGCCTCCTTCCACATATTCGTATTCTTGCTCTGTACGTCAATAATATCGTACTCTTGTACTCTATGCGGCTCCAGAGCCATCAGGTGAACCAAGCGCCCTACCGAGAAGGCATCCGATTCGTCTTGGCCGTACTTTGTGACGTAGTGGTACGTCTTGGGTGACTGGAGCAATAGTTTACAAGCCGAGGACGAAAGTGCGGCTTTTGAAAGGTAGCCGTAGTAAAACGAGTCCTCCATCATTTTCTCCATAACGGTTGCCCTGTCCCAAGTGCTTCCGTCTAATAGTTCAATTATTTTCATAGCATCTTTTTAATTCGTTCGTGTGCTGCTACTCCGCCATTATTCCAAGCGGTGTCCATCCGCATTGACTCAAAATTAATAGCCCTATCAATTTCCTCTTGTGGGATTTCGGTTCCGTACTGCTTAATTAGCAAGTACATATACTCAACAGTTGTCATTTTTTTTAAGTATTGAATTAATGTCGTTTGTCAAAAAGAATTTACCTCGTTCGTCCTTCTCTACCTTTAACCCTACTTGCTCCAAAAGTTCAAGGTATCGGTACACGGAGCGGACGGTTATCTTCAGCGTCTTGGCCAAGTGGTTACGGGATTTGTTTTCACCAGATTGCAGTTCGTTAATCAACTGAAATACCCGATACATTCTGTGTTGATTCATATCAAAAATGTAGGTAATTAAAGTCTTGCTCCAGCGCTCGCTCGTACAACGGCTCCCAGTTAAAGCCCTCAACCATTGCTGGTTGATATGGGTGCTGGTCAACGTCACCAATGCCGTAAGCATCAACAACGTCCAAACGCCAGCTAAACATATCTTGTACGGTTTTGAATCCTGCCCAAGAGGCAAATACCTCGAAGTAGTCGCCTGCGATGTCTTCGGGTGCAAGACCTTGGTTCTCGGCCTCGTACATAAGGTCGGTGTAGGTTACTTGCATAACGCCAAAATAATAAAGGGTGAGTAAACCAGTGTGAAGGCAACAGTGCCTAAAATCAAGCTCCAAGCGATGAACACGGTCACGTCTTGGAATAGGTCAATCAGTTTGTTTTTCATTGTGTGTGTGTTTTAATGTTCACCAAAGATATAAAATTTTTAATACATACAACATTGAGACAAAAAAAATAGCCCCGAAGGACTATTTATTTTTCCATTGCGTATAACACACGGCTAATCGCTGGTCTTTTCGAGGGTATTCAGTTATCATTGTGTCGTCTGTGACGCAACGATTGATAAACTCCTTCTGGTCTTCTTTGGATTTAGGGGTTGGTAAAGGCATAGATTTGTTTTGCTTGGTTTACGTTTAAGAATCCTACCACCTTGTCAACCTTATACGTCTTTGCGAAGTCGGTTGTTGCGGGCATTCGTTTTGTTTCCCAGTTAATTTGCAAGTCAGCCAATCGGAAAACATAAATACCAACAGGGGTAGAATTAATATAAATAGGATTTGTCTCGAATCTTGCGGAGCGGGCAAGCAGGTTGTCGTACTTCATTTTTTCAATGAGCAAGGTGTCGTAATGGCTGCGCCTGCACTTCAACTCAATGTCAAAGGCCCACTGCGCAGAGTAGCAATCCCAGTGCGACATTGGTTCCTCGCTCATTTCCAAGTCAGGCAGGAATCGTTCTTTTAGGAACTCAAACAGCTGCCGTTCTGTCATACTCGGAATAAACGCTACGCAATTCCTCAATCCATTGCTTCCAAAGTTTAGGATTGCAACCGCAGGGAATATGGTAGGCGTGGTTAAAAATGCGAGCGTGAATCTTTGCGATTTGCTTTTGGTCTGCGGAACTCATTGAAGACTTGTACCGTGCATAAAACTCGGTAAGCCATTCGTATTCGTTCTGTTCCAAGCATTTTGGATTCTTGCTTGGGAATAATCTGTTGAGCTTCTCCTTGCGGGCTTCGCATCCGCAATCCACGCCAGTAGTATCGCTAAACCAATCGACTACCGCCTTGATGCCAGTGGCTTCAGTAAACTGCTCGATTCTATCCCCTAGACCTTTTGGCTTTCGACCACGTTTGGTACTCGGCTTCGCAGTTGCTTTTAATTCGTTCTCTGCCATTTTTTAACGTATGATAAATTGAACGTAAACTTATTTTGGTGTCGTTAGACAACTTGCGCATTGATACGTTAGAATCGTGGTACAGGGTGAATAGCTTGTTATCGTACCAATCCCATTTAGAAATTTCGACCTTTACTGCTTCGGCTAATTCCGTAAAGGCCAAGTCCGAATCAAGGTCGTGCATTTCGTCAATGTCGTCGAACTCTTCAATAGATACGAATTTGGCCGCCTGTTGCTGCTGGCGCAAGTAAAGGTTACGTAATGTAATATAAACAAAGAACGTGTTGGGTTCTTCGCCGTAGCGAATCTTCTCAAAGTCCTTTACATACGTGTACAATCTTAAGTACATATCTTGAACGAGGTCTTGGGCGGTATCGTAGTCCGCACCAAAACTTTTAGCCATCCGAATCCAGTCGGAGTGGCGTTCTGCTAATCGTTCAAGTAGTTCTCCCATTCGATTTCGAGGATAAAGATAAACAAGGGTATCTGTATCTGGTGAAGTTCGATGTCGTCAAGCTCTACTTTAGACCAGTTAAAGCCAAGTAAAATGCCGTAAATAGGGTAAAATCCGATATTAAAATTCATTGGTTATCTGGTTTATTTGTTGCAGCTTGGCTTTTAGATACGTTATCTGTTCCTTCAATTCTGCATTCTCTTTAACCAAATAATCATAATTAAGCACATTGGTTACCGTTTTTTCTTCGGGCGTTTCTTGCTTTGGCAACTCACCTCGGATATGCAAGGCCGACTTCAATGCCGATTCATAAAAAGCGTTGCGCCTGTATTGCAACTTCTCATAGTGAATTACCGTCGAGTGGTCTTTGCCTAACTGAAACCCAAGCTCCGTTAGCGTGTACATAGGTCGGAACGCCTTGCAATAAGCCGAGCGTACTACCACGTTTCTTGCTTTGCGAGTTCCATCGTCTTGGTACTGAATATAGTCGCAGAATGTTTTGTAGTTCACCTTTTGCCTCGGTATTGTGCCTTGCCCATTTGGCGCTGCGTTAGTACGTGAAGGAGTGGGACGCTGAATTGTTTGCCTTGCTCGTCCTGTATAAGCATCCACGCTCCCCAATCCGTCCAGTTGCTTGCACGGCGGTAGTCAAGTACAACAAAACGCTTCTCGTCTATTTCAAAGATTTCGTCAATGTCAAACGGCAGGGGGATAAATCTCATATTAGCTGCTCTTGAAGTTTTAGGATTTCGGCTTTTGCTTGGTCAAGTTGTATAAGTGACTGGTTTAGGTCGTAGCGCAATTTAGAGTTATCCAAGCGGGCTTCGAGTACCTTAACGTCTAACGTCCTTTTAAGGTCGACCATATCTTCGAGCATCTGGGTTGCCTTCCATAAGGAAAGAAGGTGGTCAACAATTACCGTCTCTTTCGGGTTGTCTACCGCTACTTGGTTAATCCAAAGGATAGCATCGTTAACACGGAGAATCTTGTCTCTAACGTGAATTTCCCAAGCGTCTTCAGAATGGTGCATCGGTGTCGTTTAATGTAATTTGTACTGGTGTCTGTTGGTCAAGCAAGTTATATCCATCTATCTTAAATCCAACATTTCCTCGGATAGATTCCATTCGGATTGGGTCACCCAGCGGAGTAGGTCGTCCGCCTGTTTCCATTTCCTTTGTTTTTCTCACGTGTAGCTCGGTAAATAACCAGTCGGTCGGGTGCTGGGCCATTCGGTGAACAACCAGTACGCAATCGGCACGGTTGCCCCATTTGCCACCTCCTTCAATATCCGAAGTCATTGGGGGCATTGGTAGCCCTGCGTATTGATGGCCTTGCGGAAAGGTTCTACGCATTGCCTCCGTTACGGGGTGTGTGTTTACGACTGTTGTTACGTTGTTCTTGTGGGCGAACACCCGAATAGCCGAGGCCACCTCGTAGTGGTATTCGTGCATTCCTGTCTTGCCAAGTTTCTTTTGGTCTGTTGATAGTGAGTTGTACGGGTCAATAAGTGCGCCAGTGTAGTCCCATTCCTCTTTGATTTCCTCCATAACCCGCAATAGGCCAAAGGCATCGTACAGCTTGTTGCCATCGATAAACGTAAAGTATTCGTTTACAAAATCCAGATGGCGATACATAACGTGTTCTGGTATCTGCTGAATCGGAGCGCAGGCCAGAAACTCAATCATTTTTCTTTTGAGTGAGTGTACCTCGTTTTCTGCTGAATAAACCAACCACTTCTTCTCGTAGTTCTGCGATTGCATAAGCATTAAATAAATAAGCGTATGCGTCTTGCCCACGTTGGCGTGGCCAGTTACAACGATAAACTCCCCGTCCTTGAAACGTAGGTATTCGTCTATCTTCGGGTTTCCGAGCTTGCCAGTATCGAAATACTTGCCCGCCCTTGCTCGTTCCAGAAACGGAAGTACCGCTTCGTTGGTTAGGATGTCTGGATGTCTCATTCTGTGTGTTTGGTCAAAAGTAAACAAAATATCAATACAAAAAACTCAAAGCAAAAAAAAGCCCCTCCGAAGAGGGGCCAGCAGTCCTAAAAAACACACACACTAAAAAGGACTGCTTTCTTCCACACGGGGAGCGAAGTGTTCCTCGTGGCTTGCGCCCTTCTGCTCGTTGAGCATCCAAGCGTTAAACTTATCGGCAAGTTCAAAAATCTTATCTACTGGAATCGTTGCGCCTTGGGAAACGTAGGCCGCTGACATTTCAACAGCCGACTTCAAGGCAACCTGACGAATAATGGACTTACCACGGTCGTCGTTACCTGCTGCGCTCTTTGCAAACGGGGCGGTGTAGTTGTTGGCGAATCCTGCTTTTTGAATCTTGATGGTTCCCTTCTCGTTCTTGGTGTAGGTAACGTCGTCACCTACTGCGTAAGGAGGGGTTGTGGACTTTGCGAAAGTCGTTCCGAAGTCGCCATCGTCAAAGCGTACTTCAAACTTGAAAAACTCGTTCCACTGTCCAGTGGGGGTGATGCTGGTGATTTTAGCCATTTTGCAATTCGTTAATTAAGGTTCTTTTTAATACTTCGTTTTCTGCTTCGAGGAACTCGTTGCGTGAGGCAAGTGCCTCGATGCGGTGTTGCAGAAACTCCACCATTTGGGCGGCCCCATCTTGAGACCAATTCGTTCGGAAGGTGTATTCCATAAAGTGAGTGTGTTGGTTAATGGTTCAAAGATATGTAAAAAATCAATACCACAAACATTCACCAAAAAAAATTACTTTGCCAGTATTCTTTTCTATCTCGGAGTTTCTAAATATGGAAACTTTTGTAACAAACCGAGCCGTGTCGTCCTGTACGCCTCCGTGCTTACGCAAACCATCCAAGGCAAACTTAATGGCCATAATACAGTTATCGTTATCGTAGCCGTAGTTATGTTCCAAGTTTACTATAAGTGAACTAAATTTGAATTTATCGTATTTTGCTAATTGAGCAAGAACCTCGGCAACAAACTTATCCTTGGCCTTCTTGCGTACAATCCAATGCTTTGACGAGTAGAACTGGTTTAGCGAAGGAACCTTGCCAAGCGTAACCTCAATCCTTGTATCCGCAGCGAGCCGCAAAGGCGGGGTCGAGCTGGTGGATGCGTCCGAGCAGGACTTTCTCTTGCTCTTTGGCTTGGCTTCTTGTTTGGTCATTGCAATTAGCGAAAAGATTCGCAATGTCCGCCAGTATCAAATCTATCTGGCTCTTTACTTGTGGATTGTTGTAGTATGGCATTTCGGTGTTTAAGTTCACGTTGTAAGTGGATTATTGCTTTTTCAATGTCTTGCTCTAACGGGTTGTCTTGCTTCTTGCCAGCACGGAGCAAATAGGCGATTGCAACTCCGAGGTTGTAGTTATCCTCTTGGAAGTCCAGTACCACGTCCATCGCTTCGATGCCCTTGTACTTACCGATGTAGTATTTAGGTGCGCTCACTGGTCGAAGTGCTTTGTACCGTTCTCGAAGGTGTTGTATTTGCGAATGTCTCTTGCTTCGTCAATAGACAAGTTATAGTCGCAAAAGCCAAAATGATTCAAGAAGGCATTGGTATAGTCGTTCTTCAAACGACCCTCCTCGATAGCGAAGTATTTCATTCGCTTGGTGTTTCTATCTGTTCCCATATTGCAAACCTAATGCAGGATTGTTTAGGTTGTTGCAGTGTTGAAAACAAAAAAGTTATTAACATTTGTCGGAGGTATGCCTCCAATGCTTATTTTCTACAACTTAGTTAGTTAGTTAACTTAATAACTTACTTAACTAATAACTAACTTAACTAGTAAGTAAAGTTAAAACTTGACTAAAATTAAAAATAAAAGAAAATTTGCGTTTAGACGCATTTTATTAGTCAAGGTATATCAATGTGCCAATTTTGGTAGAAAGTGCGTTAGAACGCAAATAAAGTACCTCTATCGCCTTAATAACACTATTAGCAGCATACCAACTGCAAACAGCATTAGGTACTTTTCATAATTGCGGCTTTTAGGAGCCGTTACAGAGGTCTTTATGTATTTAGTCACTTGCACGGTGTCAGGTAGGCAAGTTGCTTTAACACGCACCGTATCAAAGTTCCTAACAATTTTTAGGCGTATGTTATCCTTTTGGACAACCACCGTGTCAATATCTTTTAGCGTAAGCGTGTCCCAAAGGTTTCGCTCTTTGGTTACAATAGTGGTATCAAACTTCGTTTGCCAGACGTTTGCTCCTTTCTTTACGGCTTGGCGCAAATGCCATTCGGCAGAACAACTACCCAGAACAAGACTCACAATCAGGACTATCAATAGAGCAAGCAGGGGATGTGGGTACGTCTTCGAGTTCATTAAGCCAGCTTTCAAAATTTGATGTACTTGGTTTTCCCATTTTTCTTTATTGCTTTTAATACTTCTCCTTTATTGTTATTAACGTCGTAGCTTACGTGAATCCACGCTGGCTGGCTATCTGTACCAAACTCCCAGATAAGTTGCTTAAAATGCGTCTGCTTGCGTATAAAGGCAAACACAGAAGCCAAGTCCTTATGCTTAATGTCTGCTGCTCGTCCGAATAGGTGGTCGCTTGTTGCTCCCACGCCCCCAACTGCTGCATTCACCTTCTCGGAGCGGTAGCCGCTTGTAATTTCAATAGGCCCGAACTTGTCTCTTGCTGGTTGCAGGACGTGTTGCACCAAGTATTTCAAATTGGTTATCGCTTCTTGGCTTGGCTTGTTCGGTAGACCAGTTGAGGTCTCGGTGAACTCGCTCAAACTGAAATTTTCAGATAGCTTCATTTTTGATAAATTTTATGCAGTAACTCTAACTGGTTCCGAGTTAACGTGTCTTATATCGCACTTTTTGGTAGCAAGTTATCCCCTATATGGTACCTTATCTTCCCTGCCCTCGGTACTTCTTACTCGTCACCCCTTTGTTCGGGCTTTTGGTGTGTCTTCCGAGTTTTGGTTTTGCCTTGGTTATTTTTTTTGTCTGTTGCTCCTTCGCCATCTCTGCTCATCATTAATGCAAATCCACCCATCAGGAACGCACTAAACTCCGTTAGAGACGCTTTCTCGTACCAAACAAGAATACCTCCAAACGAAATTAAGATAAGCCCTATAACGGTTGTCTTTGGGTTTCTAAAAATTCTATCTATCATTCTTAATATCCCGACTCCAACGCCACAAGGTGTAAACGAAGGAGGTTAGCATTACTATCATTCCTGCAATTTGGTGTACCTCGGCAATCGTAAGGCCACCAACCGCCAAAGACCAGCTTGTTGCTACTGCGCTTGTACTATCGTGCTTCACGGCTCAATCGGGGCTGGGGGTTGGCAATAGGCGGCATCTGGGTTGGCAGCGCAGTATTCTTTGGCGTAAACTTCCTCCCATCCCGCAAAGATGTGAATGCCGCAAGGTGCAGGCCATACAACCGAATCAGCATAGGCAGCAAGCGGTTCGTTCTGCCAAAGGATGTCAACGGCATAGTTAGGATTCTCGGCAACGCAGACCTGCTCTCCTTGCTCGTTTGTTTCCCATTGGGTGCAGATATGCCCCAACTCAACTACGGCCACTACAAGCTCCGTATTCCACGTTGTTTCCGTAATGCCATCTAGTGAGATGGTTGTTGTCTCTATTGCTTTTTTGGCTGTTGCCCAGTCAGCAAACTCGTATTTAAGTGTTTTCATTGTAATTGTATGTAAGTTTTTCCTTTGATATGTTTCATATTGCCACGAATGTAAGAGGAAACCATAACTGCCGAAACTCCAAGCGAACGAGCAAGGGCGGACTTTGACTCAAACATCTCACCAGTTTCATTGCATACAATCGGAATGTAGTATTTTCTTGGCTTCAGTCCTGTTTCTTGAGCGTGAATGTTGTTTTCTCGCTGGGTGCAGAACTCAAGATTTGAAACGTGGTTGTTTTGCTTGTTGCCGTCAATATGATTGATGTGACCTTCTCCAACCAAAAACGCTTCAGCAACCAAGCGGTGAATCTTGTGTGCCTTAACCATACCATCTTTAGACAAAGACAAACGTGAGTAGCCGAGCGAGTCAACTATCTCACGAATCTCTTTTTCCTTCAACAGCTTGGGTGTCCCCCAACGTGATTTGACAACTCGGCTCAACGCTTTCACACGACCTTCGTTTGAAACCTGATACAATCCTTCGTACCCTTTGATGTCTTTCCAAATTTCCATAGCAGATTCTTTTTGTAAATATACAAAAGAGTTCGTACTATACAAACTCGATGCAGTCATCATAGCGTGGTAAGTTCTGCCAGTTGGGCGTTGGTTAATCCAGTTTTAAAGAACAAAGCTTGGGCGGTATTTTGGTCAAAAGATTGCGAACTCCCATAGAATTGTAAGTTTACAGAATCAAGTATATTCGATGGCGCAAGTGCGTTTGTGCTTGAATTGACAAGGCTTCCATTCACATAAAATGCGTAATTTCCAGCCTTTACACGTAAAGCGCATTTAATGTATGAAGCAGTTATTCCCGACCCCATATCTAAAGAGAAGCTTGTCGAAGGGTTAAACATAGTAGCTCTTACTTCGTTGTTTGTATTATTTCGATAGAAACGAGCGCTGAAAGCATTGTTCGCAGCGTTGTAAATAGTCATAAAACTATTGAACTGCCCAGTCGGGATGTGCGTACCTTCCCAAAATAGCGTGTATTCCGAAGCGCTTAAAAGCGAGCTTATGCCCGTCTTTGAGGCAGCATCGGCCACACGGGTAACACTTGCGGAAGTCGTTGGTACGTAGGAAGTTGCGTAGTTTCCTGCTTCGCATTGAGCGCCCCAAATGTGTGCCGTGCCCGTAGACGTAGGGGTAGAAACCTCGTTGGCATCAGATAAACCAATTTGAAAATAGCCGGGCGTACCACCAGAATTTCGGTACATTGTGCACCGAAACCACCCATTGCCGTATGGGGTAATAGTTGCCGTATATCCAGTATTAACCGAACCAATTGTACCAGTATCTAAATTAAACCACGCTTGGCCTGCGGCGGAGTGGTCAAACATATATAACCAGTTTTTAGTTCCCTTTTTTGCGAAAATAGAAACTACATAGTTCCCGGCTGCTCCACTTATTAGCTGATATAAACCGCTATATACTGTTGTGCTTACAGTTAAAGTATCGGCATTTTGTGTGCCGTCGGGGCTTATTACAGTGTTAGCGGTAACAGTTGAACCATTGTATTTAGTCCAGGTCACACCATCAAATGTTTCTGACTGTCTAACTATGTTCGTCCGCTGCGGTTCCAGCAACAGGCGAGGACAACTGCTACCTAAATAGTCAAGACGGGGTATGTTGCTCACTGGCCCAACGCTTACGGCTGCGGTGGTGGTGGGGCCGATATATGGAGTTATCACGCCCGATTCTAATTGGCAACCCCACAAAAGCATACCGCTTGTACCATCGCCAGCATAATTACCCGAAGTTCCCGTAGAACGCACTCGGTGGTAAATGCCCATTGTGCTGGTTGATGCAACCGAAGCAGTAACACTAATTCGGTACCATCCCGAACCTACCGAAGTGATAGACGAAATACTACCATTTATCTGCGTGATGGTTTGCGTTGACAAATCAAAAACGGCACGAACTGGGTAATTTGAGGCAGTGCTATTAAAAACTCCGTAATCAATAATGCTATACCCGTCCGCCTTTACATAAATAGACGAAGTAAATTCACCAATAATACTGCCCATTGACAAACCACGATAGTGGTCATCCGTAGCCGTAGAAGGAATTACTTTGTCTGCGGTTACCGCACCATTAAGGGGATTCGCAGCAGCGTTAGCCGTTACGCTCGTTTGGTTTTGGTCAGTCCAGTTGGTTTGGTCTTCGCTATACAAAGCAAGATTAGTCCGCACCTTCTCAATAAGGCCATTACTGGCCACACGGGTAGCACCCGAAGCACGGGTAAAAGTCAAATCACCCGAACCATCGGTCGGCTTCTCTGCGTAAATCTTGCTTGTCTTGTAGCCGCTTGGTATAACAACAAGCGAAGCATCGTCATAAAAACTACTCATCAGTTAAAGTTTAATTCGTCAATAGCATTTTCCAAACACTCGAAACCCTCCACGATACCGCTATCCGCAAGCACACGAACCTCGTATGCCTCGGCATAGGTGTAGGCGTTATTAAAGCACGCAGGCACTCCATCGAAGCCCAAGCTGCGGGTGTTGTAGTCCTCGTCTCCCCATTCAGTTGAGCAGTAGACCTGCCCCCATCCGATATTATTTGCCATCTTTGCTTAAGTAACTGCGTAGTTTATTTATATTCTCTTGCTTGGGCTTATAGCACCCACGAAGACGCTCGGTTGTCTCGGTCTGGGTAGATGTCCTCGTTGACGTTTTCATTGTATTCGGGAAATTCGGTTGAATGGAAGGCCATATAGTCGATAAAGCGTTGTGCGTAGTATTGTGCAATCGTCCGCTCCTTCTCAACTAAATAGTCGATTTCAATTTTTTCTGCGTTTGTTGAGTTCTCGCTAATATGCTTAAATACGCCTCCGTTGGCAACGGTGTACGCTGCAAAAGGCAGGTACTCGGTCATTGCGAAGTGAATAAGCATCGGCTGTATGTAGTCAACCACCAAAGCCAAGTAGTCGCCAGCCAAGGTGTCGTTTAGGATTTCGTTTGAAATCTTGTCGTACAGCTTTGTGCCTGTGTAGTTCTGGACGTGAATCTGCTGGGCAATCTTAATAAATTGCAGAAACTTGTCCGTATCTACGTTTCCCGAAATTGCCGTATTTCGTACAATATCTTCTCGTTTGATAAAAAGCGCAGTTGGCATTACTTTTTAGATTTTGGAAGGAAACCTTCGTTTGGCATATCAACAGGGCGGGTAGCAACCTTCTTGTCGTTCTTTGGCAAATCAACTCCTGCTTTGCGGGCTTGGTTAACCGAAATGTCAGCATTCGGGTTTTTAGCGTCTGGTGTTACGCCTTCGGCCTTTGCCAAGTAGGTCTTACGCATCCAGAAGTGGTGGCAACGTGCGCCTCCTTTGTACAACCAGATGTCGTAGGTCGGTGAACCTTTTGGCCCGAATCCTACTCCGTTCTTGGAAACGTCGTTTACGACTTGTCTGCCCATTCGCTCAATGTCCTCCTTGCGGTACACCTTTTTAGCGGCTACCATCTTTTTACAGAAGTTGCGGCTTGTGCCTTTGGTAGCGTTGGGAGCATAGGCGTAACGAATCTTATACTTACGTCCGTCTTTGCTTACTCCGTCCTGCTCGCTTTTAGCGTTTGGGAATGCGTCTCCTGTTTTGGCAAGTTTTAGAAGTGAATCTAAATACGCCTCTTGCTCGTAGTCAACAGGCCGCTCGTCTACCAAATCCCAGTTCTCCAAGTCCTCATCCTCGCCAAACTCGGCAAGGCGGTCGAATACCTCCTGCAGTTGGGCATCGGTAACGTCAGAAGATAAACTAAAACTGCTATCCTCGATTCCTGTCGATTCCTCTACAACGTCCGTAGGGGCAACAATTTCCTCCTTGAACTCCAACGGCTGCAAGGTCTTGAAGTAGATATTTAGAGTCGCTTGGTTAAATGAAAGGATTTGCTCGATGGCATCCAAAATCATTTCTTGAAGCGGACGGATAACGATATTATCAAACAGAATAGAAGCCGTTTTAAGCTCCTCTGCGTTGTTGCCTAACCCAGAGTTATCCTTGATGCCCAAAAGCATCGGAGAAGTCACCCTATGGCCTACCATAATCTTTTGGGTGCATTCCGTAGACAAGAACTGGTACTGGTCGCTTGCGTCCGATAGTTGTACGGGTTCGATTGTTGCTGCGAGTTCCTTGTTGTCGTTGAATGCCAAGATAAACCGACCAGCATTCGAGCTACCAGAAAACTTGTCTGCAATCCTACGCTCGATTAGCGTCTGGTCTTCTTCGGTTGGGATTCCGTTATTGAAGTTAACCAGCATCGAAGGCGCAAGGCCGTTCTTGATATTGTTAATATGGTAATTGGCTACCTCCTCCTCCAAGTCGGCATAAGGCAGTGAACCTTGGTAGTCGGTTGGTGCGTAGTAGTAATATCCTGCTTTGTAGGGCTTGATGTAAAGTATTTCGATGCCATTGTTTGACATTCCGAAGGCGTCAATGCGCACTGGCTCCTCTTTACGTGCCTTTACGGCATCCCAGCTCTTTGCATAGTAGTAAGCAGGAATGTCGCCCTTCTCGTTCGCACGCTCGGCACGAAGCGTCTCAACGGGGATATGCTCGACCTTTACAATCTTGGAATGGTCTTGGTTGTAGATAACTTGAAAGGCAGCATTACCCATCATCTTAAAATCCGAGCAAACACGTGAAACGGTCTGCTTGGAAAATAAGGACATCATCATTGCGTACTCGTCGGGCTTTCTGGATGCGTCTGTTGCTCCAAGGCCCTTGCCGTACACCATATCAATAATGCCGTTAATAATAGCGTTATTGGTCGGGCTTCCGTTGTACCTATCAATTAGGTATTGGAAGTAACCGTTGTCTTCTCCATACTCTACCCACCCCTTATTCGCCACCTCTTTAATTTCGGGCTTAACGTAGGAGTTCATTGCTACGAATCGAATGTTGCTCATATAATTACAAATGTATTATCCCCAGCGGTCTCCTGCGTGTACACGCCAGAGTTAACGGTGTACTTCTCGAAGTTCGTTTGGTTGGTGCAAAATACACGACCTCGGTAGATTAAGTTAGAGCCGCTAAACACTTCCAACAAGTAGAAGTTGGCCTCTTCCAATACCCAAGCCGCTGCGATGGTCATATAGCCATTAGCGGACGTTGGAGTTATCGTCTGTTGCTGCGTGGTGTTAGTTGACTCGTTGGTGAGTTTAACAACTACCGAAGCAGGAAACGACCTCGGAATAATAACGAGGTTTTGAGACGATGCGCTTGTTGTTAAGATATTCATCTTTTAATTAACCCAAGGCGGTCGTTTTGTTTTTTTGTGTATGTTTGCTTAAACATTAAAACATACTCAAATGGAAGAATGCTTCAAAATTGGAGACCAAGTGTATTTACCAGAATCGTTCGAGAGCGAGTATTTTAGACACGGTGGGATAGTTCTGGAATGCAAAGGAGATTTTACCTACGTCAAATGGCACGTAATTAATAAGATTTGGAAGTGCAAAACCATTAGGCTTGAATTGAAAGAAAGAAAAAAGAAATTAACAACAGAAGAGCGGGAAAGACTTATTTTAGGAGAATACTCCGAATTGTATCGTACTGAAATTAAATCTTATGAAGAATTAAGTCAAATCATTAAAACAAGAGGCAGGTTGGTTTATTGAATAAACAAAAAAGCCACCCGAAGGTGGCCTTTCTGAAAGTAATTTGAATTTAGAAAGTCGTAATAGATTGTGCGGTTTGAGAATAACGCTGCGACTTTTTAACGCTTCCCTCTGCCTGTTGTTTCATTTTCTGAATTGTTGGCTTCAAGTTTTCCTGCGGGAAACCACGCTCGGCGGCATCTTTAACAAACTGCTCCATTTCGGCAACTTTCTTTGCTGCTAATTGGTATGCTTGCTCCGCTTCGTCAAACGCTTCGGACGCTTTCATTGCCTGCCCAGTTGCTTGACGGAAGATTTGGTCAGCTTTGTCCAACAGCGCACGGGTGTCTTCAATATAGCCCAACTCAACCTTAACTGGCTTGGCCGAAGCCAAGATGTTGTAAATGCTTTGTTTAGTATTCATAATCAAAAGTCAGAACCAGTTACAATAGTTGAAATACCAGCAGCAGACAAAGTGCCGTCCAAGAAGTTCGCAGGAACTGGCTCTTGTCCGTTCAATACCAAAGTATAACCACTCATATCGCCCATAGCAGCACCAGTAACGATAGTACCACCAGTAACCTCGCAACCGTGTTCCAAACCAGCAACGAAGAAGTTACCATTGCGGTCTTCAACGATTACAATCGGACGACCATAGGCCATCAACTTGATTTCCTTGTGTGACTGCTTGCTCAACTTGTGCAAGGTCAAATTCAAGGTCTGGTCGAAGAACGTGGTTCCGTTGTCACGAGAAGAAGTAATTGCCTGCTCGAAAGACGAGGTTCCTTTCAATTCGTATTTGTAAGCGGTCAATCCGCTTCCGAGAACGTCAATAGCATCCGTGTTGGTAGCATCGTATGTTACCGTCAGGTTTGCGTAGTTCAAAAAGTAAACCGCATTCAAACCACCTACAACGTCCTTGCAGGGTTCAATACGGCCAAGGGAAAGTGCACAAGCCATTTTGTTTTTATTTAGTAAGTTAAAAAAGAAAGGGGTGGGGCGTTATTACACCACCACCCCCTTCAAGGAATTTAGAAACGATTAGGCGTAGTAAACGATGTCGGAACCGATACCGTACTGGATGCCTGCGCTCATACGCATTACCAAGCGGAAGTTCTGTGAACCGTCGATGTCGGCCATATCAATCAGGCGAACTTCGTTCTTGTCGCTCAACAATCCAGTTCCGAAGAACAAGTTGCTCTTTTGAGCGGCAACGATGCGGTTAGAAGACAAACCTTCTGCCAATACAACGGGGATTCCGTCGAAGAACAAAGGCTGGTCGCCGTACCACATAGTCCCTTTGTTGTCCAGACCGTTAGCACCCAAGCCAGAAGCTCCGAATCCACCCAAAGCACGTACATAGGCCTTGGCTACGTTTTGAGAAACATACAAGTAAACGTCTGGCTTGCCGTACAAAGCAGCGGGGATAGCGTCAACTACCTTGCCCAATTCGGCGATAACGTTAGAAGCGGTAACGGTAGTACCAGTTACGTCGATAACGTCAGAATCAGCGGCAAACAAAGTTTGGAAACCTGCGAACTGGCCAGAAGATGCATTAACACCAGCCCAGATGTTTTGCTCGATACGAGCGGAAACACGCTCGGCAGCGTAAGCAATCAAGAAGTCGGTAAAGGAGGCGGGGATATTCTTGAATGCAGAATAGCCCATCTCAACGGCTTGCCAAGTTTGCTCGAAGTCCTTTTTGCACATTTGCAAGTTAACTTGGAACTCTTCCAAGGTCAAAACACGCTCGGTCAAGGTAACGGTAGAAGTAGGGTCGAAGTCGCAAGTAGCGTCCTTCAAAATGTCGTCCGTGTTAACCTTTTGGATAACGGATTTGTACAATACGTTGGGCATAACCTCGATAAGGCCTTTGTCCAAGGTAGGTGCGCTCAACAGAGCGGCAGCAACGTATTTACCAGCGAACTCGCCAGCATACGTAGTGGTGATAGAAGTGTTAGTAGGCATTTGTTATTTTGGTTTATTTGTTAAGTCGTGCAAGGACACGGTCAAGGGCTGACTCTGTTGCGTTCTGCGACAGGTTTACAACTTCCTTGGTCTTTCCTTCGGGGTTATGTTTAATAGGGGAAGCGGCTGGTACGTCAGAAGACATTTCTTGCTTCTTCTTGTAAGAACCCATTTCCTCACGCATAGCGGACAACTCCGCCTTCATTTCCTCAATGAGGGGCATAACCACCTCTTTGATTTTGTCTTCAACAGACGGCTCCATAGCGGCTTCTACCTCTACTTCTACCTCTGGTGTTTCCTCTTCGGCTGCTGCTTCTTTGATTTCGCCAACAACGCCTTCTTCGGTAACGACCAAAACACGTCCGTCTTCCATCAGGTATTCACCTACTGGAACGGCGATGCGGTCTTCTTCGCTAACGATAAAGATGGGTTGGCCTGCTTCAAATGCTTCGGCTTCAAGGACAGTGCCGTTGTCAAGTTTGGCTTGCGCCAACTTAACTTCTTCTTCTACTGCGGATAGCTCCGCAAAGAACTTGGTGAAAATTTCACTTGCCTTCATAATTCAACTAATTAAATGGTTATTGGATTGTTACAAATTCGGGGCTTTGTTCACTGGGCCTACTCCCTGCGCTCGGAGTGAACCATCGCAGCATTTGGAGGAATAGGTGTTGTTTTTGCATAGGCAGCCACGCTTGCCGTTCTTGGGTGAAGTGCGGGATGGTGTCTCTTTCATAATTTACCGAGTTCTTTTAATTTAGATTCAGACCAACGCTTTGCGGCAAGCCCGCCCCATAGCAAGTAGCTAATAGTACCGCACGCTTCGGTATCTCCTTCGTCATAGTATGTTTCGGCTCTTGATAGGTACGAGTACATACGGCTAATTGTTTCTACGCTTATTGGCTTTCCGTCTGCGAGTTGCTGCGCTCGTATCTTGCCGACTTGCGTAGCGCATTTGTTACCGCCTTTCTCGTTTAGCTCGATACCACGCTTTGCGTTATTGCGAACTGCCTCTGGGTAGTCGCTGTACGATTCCATTTCGATTCGCTTCTTGCTTTTTAGGCGGCCGTCCTTTTTGATTTTGGCAATAATATTAGAAAGCAGGAACTCGGCTTCTTCTTCCTCGATGCGTTCCAAGTGGGATTCCATTTGCAACTTGTCAACAAAGTAGCCCTCTATTGAGAAGCCCTTTACACGGCCAGTCTTAACGTAGTTCTCCCAAACGTCCTCGTTATTTACCTTCATTGAGACCATCCAAGTTCCTTCGGGCAACTCCATTCCGTAAATGGCCGTCTTGTCCTTTTTGGGGTCTTCAATAATCCAAGATTCAACAACCGACAAGCCATTAAGCTCCGCTGCGTGTTCGAGGGTAGTGTTACCTTGGTAGCCACGCATAAGGAATAGTTCGGATGCCTTGCGTACCGTCTCTTTTGAGAAGTAAACGTAAAATTCCTCTCCGCCTTGGTTGCGGTAAATGGTCTTGTTAGGAATCAAAGCTGCGCCCATAAGGATTCGCTTCTCCTCGTCCTGCTTGGCGAACTGTACTTCGTGTTCTTTCGACAACGTAATAAAGTTTTCCTCAATAGCGGGATGCTCAACGATGCTTATGGCATTGATTCCGTTTAGCCCTTCGGTATCTTCCAATACCAGTTCAATTACTTTCATTTTATCCGAATGTTGCGGTTCTTGCTCTGCGTCTATTTAAGTTCTGTTGTGAAGTAACCTCACCCGCTACCACGTAGGCACGGACGGGGCGATTGTTTACTGCGTTAACCGATTCTGCTAACTGGTTTATACCGCTACGGCCAACGACGTTAAACTGCGGTGCGCTTGGTGCTGAAGGGGCAGCAGACGAGCCACCTCCGTAGTCGGTACTGCCTGTTTCTGGCGATTCAAATTGGCTTCGTGCGATTGCTGCGATTTGCGCTCCGCTAAATGCTGCCGCAAGGCCTGCTTGTACAAATGGGTACGCAGGAAAGGCAATAGTGTACGGAGACGCTTGGGCGGTCTTGTATGCGTTCTGTACGGCTTCAATACCACTAACGACCGCAGAAGCAAGGGATAGCTTTTTTTGGAACTCAAACTGCTTCTTTTTAGATGCCTCGTCCTCACCAGCAAATGCCGCAGATAGTTGACTAATGGCCGACAAACCATCCTTTGCCATTTGAAAGCGAGCGGAAGCAACCTCCTTGTCGAGTTCCTTGCTATTCCTTGCGTACTCTGCGTCTAATACCCCCTTGTCTGTTGTTAGCTGTAAATATGCGTCGTACGCCTCTTGCTGGGCAACGGTTCCCTCTGCTGCTGCATCAAGACGTGCCTTTGCTATTGCTATTTCAATATCGAGGATTTTTGTTTGGGCGTTATACTCGTCTTCGAGTGCCGTTCTGCGATTCTCGCTAAATTGAATAATTACAGATTGCTCACCTTCGATTATTTCGCCATTCTTCAAAAGCAATTCGTTGTACGTCTGCTGCTCTCTGTTTAACGACATTTGATTCATAAGGAACTCCGACCGCTGCCCTGCAACTCGTTCCTCGATGTCCACTAATTCGGTTCGTGCCTGAATCAAGGCAACCTCGTTCTCAATGCTTGGCAACTTGGAAAATTGTGCTTCTGCCGCAGCAACAGATGCCTGTACCAATTCCTTCTCTTTTGCAAGTTGTTCGGTTAGGATGTCGCTAACTAGTGAATTGGCCTCTATTCTATCCTCAATGCTCTTTTGCTCGTCGTCACGAACCTGCCTTGCCTGCTCGGCCAACAACTGGTATTCTAATTGTACCGCTGTTCGTTGGGCCGCTGCTCTTGCTGCTTCTTTTTCAAGTTGCACAACCTCGGAAGCGTCCGAAATAACCGTACCCAAGTTTAAGGCCGTACCTTTGGTGAAACTATCAATGATTCTGGAGACGGTTAATTGAACCGCTCCGAGGGCAGTGTTGAAAATATCGACTACGGCTTGGTTGGCGGCAAACGCCTCCGTGGCCGTATCAAGGGCAACCGAAACAAGGGCGATACTCTTTGCGCTATTGGCTAATTCCTTGAAAGAGCTGTTGGTCTTCTCAACTTCCCTTTGAACACCCTCAACGGACTTCTCGGCTTTGTCAAAGGCGGTTTTGGTGGTCTTGCCTACCTCCTCGATGGTGTCACGGAGTTTGCCTGCCTCTTTGTTTAGCCCTTTAATGCTATCCTCCAAGCCAGAACCATCGCCCTCAATCTTTACAGTTTCGACAACCGCCATATCTTCAGTTTTTCCTCTATTTTGTCTTCCGTGAGCTTGTAAGTGCCTTTTGCAATTTCCACTTCGTGCGATACGCCCAGTAGTGGTTCGTTGTTAAGCACCTCTACCAAGTAACCTAAATAGCTATCCTTCATACATTGTTTAATAACTCAAACTCGGCTCGTCCTGTCGTAAGGTTTATCGTTACGTTGTTAACCAACCACCTCTGCCCGTTCCAGATTAACTTATTTTTTAGGTCGAAGTTTAGAATCTTGCCCAATGGCAAAATCGCAGGAACCCGCACTAATCTACGGCTGGGGTTGTACAAGTCCGTAATATAGTCGCTCCAGTATTCATTATAAAGTGACTTGTTAACCGACTGGAGAAAGTACGGGTCAAGGTCTGCGCCAAAGTTCGTGGTAGTTACGTTTGCCCCGTTGGAATAGTCGCTTGAACTGCTTGCAAAGTTTAACACATCAATAGCAACGCAGCTATCGCCTGGAACGATTGTTTCCGACCTATCTACAAATCCAATTACCGCAGAACCCGGAGCTGTAATAAGGTCAAATCCAGGTGTCATATAAAACAAAAACGGCTGCCCTAAATAGGTTTCCAGTTCTCTTGTAATGGCATATCCTGGCATTACGTTTGTTAGTGTGCCAGTGTCTTGGTCGGTAAGCCGTGTAAAGAGCATCTGGTCAAACTGCGGCTCTACCGCAAGCTCATCGTCCGTGTCAAAAACGAAGTTGGAGCGAAGGTCGCCATAACCCACGTCGTTAGTAAGGCGGTATTCTTCGCCTGTAATTGCCCCTGTTTCGTTATACTTGAAATTGATTTGCTTGTACAGTTGTGGGCGTTCTACTTGGCTTTCTGTTATGTCAAAGTATTGCGATAGGTCAACGTCCGTGCCATCACCATACCATTCGTCAAGAGGCAAAAGGTCAAACTCCGTGTCGCTCGTTGGAATAATTACCAAGTTGAACATTTTGCAAAGCGAAGCCAAAAAGTCAGTAACCTTTTGCTCTGGCATCAAAGAAGGAATATCGACAACGCCAATAGCCGCTTGTGCGCCGGAATTGTATGCTGAAACGTATTGCGTGTTGGGCGAAAAGGATAATTCTATCGCTACTTCGTCAACTGTACAACTACTGGTTTCGTTGGTGGATTGTTTAAACGCAAAATAAACATTTGAATTGTTGGTTACTGGAATTTCCGAAAAAACAAAAACAGCAGAGCCGGTTTGTGCCTGCTGTGCATAAAGGACTCCGTCAATAAAAACACCAATCGTATATTCGTTTGCATAAGCACCAACGTCTATCGAAATAAGCATATCGTAAACATTCCCAGAGCCAGTAATTCCCTGCGGTGTAAACGTGCTTGTAGAATAATTCCACCAGTCGGTAGTAATTACGGAGTACGGGGAGGGAGCTATAACCTGCGTCCACCGCATTGCGGTTGGAATATCCTTGTACATATACCCAGCGTGGCGGTGACACCACATATACAGGTTTTCAAAGTTCTCAACGCCGGTAAGGTTTATTGTAATGCCGTATTTTGTTTCAATGGCCTCAATAATTGCCTCAATGGTTATCGCTGGCTTTAGGTCATAATACTGAATGCCGTGCGTTTCGTTTTCGTTGTGAAAGTGAATGTTATTCGGGTCGTGGTTTCCATTGTTTGAGTCGTAAAACCAAACGTCCTTCGCTGAAATAAGCGGATAACGCACTGGGTCAAGCAACGTGCCTACAAGTCCATTGTAAACCTGTCGCTGGTCGTAGTCGTGGTTGTAATCCGACAACCCTTCAAGGTCGTACAAGTAGTCCTCCCCGAAAATGTCGGTTAGGTTAACCAGCAATCCATAAAACGTAATATCATAAGCGTAAGGAGCGTTCTTACGCATTTGTACGCCCTCCAATTCAATAGAGCCATACCGAAATACCAACCCGTTGATTTCAATGCGTCCATCGGCTCTTAATCGGTAGTCAGCACCACCCACAATATCCGTGCGGTAGTAATGCTCAAAGATGGCGTTGTTACGTGGCGAAGCGGGAACGCTAAACCCCTGCGTAAAGTCAGTAAAGACCTTGCTTATGTCTTGTATGTTTTGAACCGATAGGTTAATCGTAATATCCTCGTCTTGGAATACGTCAAGCTCTTGCTCGCCTACAAAAATTGTAACCTTGTTCCTCATCGTGCATTGTTTCTAATATCCCAAGCAATATCAAACGTCAAGGTGTAATTAATGTTTCGGTCGTTAACCTCTTTAAGGTATTGTATTCCAGTATCTTGCGGGTTAACGGTAAACTCTACTCCTTCGTAATTGATGGAGCATTTTTCACTCATAAGGATTTCACGGATAACGTCGTCGTAGTTCTCGTCCACCCAGCCCGTATTTAGCACAATCGTTTCACGGCTGTTTACGTCAAAGTTACGATACTGAACTTGTTGCGAAACGTTGAATGGCTGGTTCAACTGCGGCATATAGCTTTCACGTGTTACGGCTCCGCTTCTTGTTGAGACCTTAAAGAAAGTAACAAAGTCGCTAACGCCAAAGCGGTTAATAAACGTAAGACGTACTGGCGTGTACTTCGGCTCGCAAACCAACTCGTAATTGTAGTCGGTAGCATTTTCCTCGTAACCCAATTCGGCAAGTGCCGCACGTAGGCAGGCGAATCCTTCGCACGTTCCCCCATCGGCTTCGACCCGTGCTTTGTAGTTGACTGCTGCGCTATCGCTAATAAGCGAAATAGTGTAGTCCTCGGTTGGTACAACCCCCAAAAACGAATCTATGCTTGCGGGGCCTGCGGGAATGTAGATTACCTTTTGCGTGGATTCCGTGCTTGTGTTTGCAAAGCCCAGCTCGTCAGATAGCACGTAAAAATAGTCCGTTCCGTTTACATTGTACAGAACTCCATTAAGGTCGGTGTTGGTGTCGTACAAAGCGGGAAGCGACTGCTCATAGCCGCTGTAAACTTGCATCGTGCGGTTGGTCAATAGACCAGCGCCAGCAACAATACCACCCGACTGCTGCGTAAATGGTAGCCACCCATCGGAGCATAAGAAGGACTGGTTGCTTTGGATTACACCAGACGCAGGCGTGCCTGCATTCACGTAGTTAGACGAAAGAGTAAACTTGCACCAAACTACTTCGGTTGTTGCTGTTTCCCAGTCGCTAATTGCTCCGTTCTTCAATACCGAAGCAATTTCCTCACGGATAAGGTCGCTAATTTCAAACGTAATAGGCGCATCGTCGATGCTCGTCTTGAATAGGGTGTAGTCAGCTGTTGGGCTTGATGCGCTGCTGCCAGTAAACACACGCAGAACAAGCGTAGCGTCAACGAGGCCGTCGTTAACGGCACTCCCCTTGGTTAGCGTTATGAAGATAGGCGACCTTGTTAATTGTAACGAGGCGGGGAAGGTGGCTATTGGAAGTCCCATTATTTACGTGTAAATGCTTGGAAGTCGTCTGGGCCAAGGCCAAACGCTTCGATTAATTCCTTTGGTAGTTTATTAAAGTTCACCTTGAAGGGGTTGCTAAAAAAGTAACTCGGCTTTATACCGTTGTTGTACACGCTTCTTGCTATCAAGTATTGCAGCGACTTCCGTGGGATAAAACGCCCCTGCTTGTCTCGGATGCCTTGAAGCCCCTTTCGGACTACCCATTGAGCGAATGCCTTGGGTGGTGGCATCTTGTTGGTGTATTTGTACGGCGTGTTGTACTTACGCTTGACACCGCTTACGCCCTTGTCTTGAAACTCCCCGTAGTCCTCCATTTCAAAGGTCAGGGAGAACGAATTAGGGCCTACGGATAGGTCGTAGTCCAACGAGTTGTAAAGTTCCTTGGATGCGTTCTTTTTCTTCTTGGTAAGATTTTGCCTCGCCTGTTGAATTACACGCTTTGCGAATTTATTAAGAACCGCCTCGACCAACTCCTGCCTTGCCATTAGCAAATACTAATTTCGGTGTTTGGTACAATCAAGTCGAAGGTCAGGTTCCAACCCGTTAGCAAGTTCTCAAACCTTTCCGTGAATGGCTCGCAACTTACGTCTCCTTCGATTTCGTATTTGTCCGTGTACAGCGTGCCCCTGCGTAACTGCGACTGAAGTCCGTTCAAGATTGCAAGGGTCGTGTTCAAAATATCCTGCTGGTTATCTACCCCGAAGAATGGCTCGTTTTGGTTTCTCAAATCTTGCTTCGTTTCGTCCACGATGTCCATAGCAAGAACCGATACATTAAAACGAATTACGTGGTCGGAGAACGTGGCTTGGTTCACCATAATATGTGCCAGCGGAAAGATGGTCTGCTTGTTTAGGTCAACGTCGAATATATCGCCAAACGTAACCACCTTTACCAGCGGGTGACTGGTCAGGTAGTCGTTTATTTTCTCGGTGGCTTGGTAGAAACTTCTCATAACTTTAATTTTTGCATTTCGATTTCGTTCTTCTCCTTCTCAAAGGTTAGGTAGGTCAAGCATTGATGAATAGGTAGTCGAGTGACTGCTTCAAACTTTGTGACGTCTCCGTTAGCCAAAGCATAGATGCTGGAATACCATCCCCATCGCTGTCCAAACTGTGCTTCTCTTGTGTAGATGTCTTCGCTTCCTTCGCCAAAGAGTTTAGTGTATGTTGCGCTAATACGTTCCCTAAACGATAAAAAAAAACCATCGCACCCAAGGCAACCGATACGGGCATCTGCTTAAACAG